ATCGCCAAGACCGGCTTTGGGAAGTACATGAAGAATCTCTTCGGTGACGTTGCCAAAGAAGCCTCTAAATCCCTGGGTCGCGCCTTGAAGCCTGTTAAAGAGTTCGGAAGAGAAGTCAAAAAGATCTTCTACGATGTCTGGGACGCTGTTGTCGGTCACTCCTACTGGCCTGATACGATCAACGGTGTCATCGACTACGCTAAGAACATTGGCAAGGCTGAAGGCCCACTCACGAAGTTCAGAAAATCTGCGATCAAGATCTTCCAAGATATTAGCAAGTCTGTGGCTGGCTACGCAAAGACGGTCGGAGGTCCAGTTACTGCCTTCCAGGTGAAACTCAGCCAAGTTGATTTTAAAGGCTTCTTTGACGCTCTCAGGGCTCGTGCCGCCGCTTCAATGCTGGCCGGGTTGATGATTGTGTTTGGTACGCCAAACTTGAAGGTTGCCGGTATTGCGTTCTTCGCTTCGCTGTTCAACGATTCGCTCAACAAAGCGTTCAGTGTATTCCTGCCGAGCTTCGTAAAGCTCGCCGGTTACGCTGCAGGGGAATTTGCGTCGCATCTCGTTGCTGGCGTCATTACCGGCCTTGACACTATCCTGGCCGCGATTCCCAGCTTCGTGAGCGGTATGCTTGCAAGCCTGGGTCCCATGGGTGAGTTCATCTCGCGGCTGATCACTGGTTCCGCCACGTTTGGTAATACGCTGCTGCAAGGTATTGTCGCTGCCGGTGCCGTCATTGCCGCCATGCATGCGTCATGGGGCAAGCAAGGTCTCTTTGAGCTCTTCTTCGGCAAGGAAGGTAAAGAGGGCAAAGATGGCAAGATGAAGAAAGCCCCCACGGACGGTATCATGGACTTCATCGGTGGTTTCATCACCAAGAATTCCAGGGGTCCCGCAAAGGGGCAAGGTTATCTTACCCAGGTGTTCGGCGACCGTAAGGGCATTGCCGCTGCCGCTGCACTATCTATTGGCGCAGCTCTCTTGGACAGTGTCACGCTGGTTGAGGCGCTCTCCATCGGCACTCCGCTCATGCTCTTCGCGATCCTGGGCAAAGACGGCGGCGTCAAGGCAACCAAGCAAGGGATCAATGCTGTTCGCCTGATGATGCTTGCTGCTTATAAAGAGGGCGTGAAGGTTATATCGGCTGTGACCGGTAACAACTCCATCGTGATGGCGCTTGCCAACGCCCCCGCGCGTGCTTTCTCGACATTCCAACGTAAAGGCAAGTCGAATGACGGCCAGCTGCAATCCGCAAGGTTCGCCACAGCCGCCTTCATGAAGGCTCTTGCGCAACTTCCCGTGAATCTTCACAAGAACGCCAAGAAGTACACCGACGGTGATATGGGCTTCCTCGAAGCAGCCCTGACTTTCCCGACTGGAAAAGCCGATGTGCTCGTCAAGAACTGGAAGCGCATGGCTAAGCGGATTGCCGCCATCAAATTCGGCACTGGACCCGCTCTGGGCGCTTCTTGGAAGCAGTTCACCGATGGCGGTACCGCCTTGCTTGCTGCGTTGGCGTTGAGTTACCGTAAAGGCCTCACAGCCATCGGTAGCCATATGACCTTGATGTCAGCCAAGACTGGCTTGCTGATGAATACGTCGTGGATGCACTTCTACACGATGTTCTCCAAAGGGACGTTCAGCATTATCCACTGGCTCACTCGTTACAAAGTCATCTTGATTGGTATCTTTGCTTTGTGGGCAGGTACGGCAGCTGCGGCTGACACCGGCAATGAAGGCGTTAACACACTGGGTGACAACCTCAAGTATGTGGTTGGTGGTGTGGCCGCGTTGACAGCCGGGCTTTACGGCCTTGGTGTTGCAATGAAAGTCTTGGAGTCATTTAAGGCTGGTCGTGAGAACTACGTCGAGAGCGCAATCCAAGACAAACTCAAAGACGTAGCCGCTGGTCTGGCTGTTGAAAAGGCTACCAAGCTTGCTGGTTTCGATCAGAGAAACAAGCCCACTAAAGGTCGTCGTAACGCTGGTTACAGCATCGCTCGTGATCAGTTTGAGTTGGCAATCGATACGCAAATCGCGGACAAGCTTCGTGATCATGCTGAACGTATGCGGCGCTCCGGTACTGGCTTTGCGGGCTCCATCAAAGGAGGCTTTGAAGCTGTTGCTCGTAGCGCGGCTAACTTCGGTAAGTCTCTGACCGATGTCACTCGTACTAAGCTCTTTAATGGAGCCTGGTGGAAAAGTGGTTTCGACTCAATGAAGGGCTTCTTCCTCGGTATTGGCGCTCAAGTCGCACGTCTGATTCTTCAACTGAAGACCATGAAGACTCTCAAGGACGCCACCAATGATAGTGGCAAAGGCTCAGGCGGTTTCAATCTCCTGGACATGATTCCGGGAATGGGTCGCAAGGGTAAAATTGGTGGTGCAGCCAAGAAGGCTACCGCTGCCGCCGGTGGGCGTATGCGTGACGCTGCCACAGGCCGCTTTGTGGCTGCTGGGGCCACAGGCGCTGTTTCGGCGGCTGGTGTCGGTGAGGCTGCAGGAGTTGCCGCCTCCGCTGCAGGCATGATGAGCGGTCTCAGTGGCACCATGACTACCATCGCCACGGCACTCGGAGTCACTCTGGGTGGTCTTGCGGCCATCGCGGGTATCGTCACCGGTGTCATTGTCGGCGCTGGCGCTCTGGCGCTCTGGCTGTTCGGCCCTGGGGACTCCTTCAAGGAGAACCTTGGTTGGGCTTACGACAAGATCCGTTCGATGTTTGGTCTGGCCCCCGTTACGGCGGGTGGTCGTAAAGTGGCTGTTGATAAGATCCTCAAAGGTACTGAGAAACTTGGTGACAATGAGTATAGCCTGAAGGAGTCGGTTAACCGTATCTCTTTCTCTCAAGGCAATATGAGTAAAGAGCAACAAGAGGTTGTTACCGAAGCTGCTAACAATTTTGCTGACACTATGAAGAACCTACGTAAGGCGTCGATCAAACAAGGGTTTGTCACCACTGCGCAGTATGAAGAAGCTGCCAAAGCAAAACTCGAATTTGAGGATATTGCCATGCGTCAGACGGCGCGTGGTGGTATGGAGATCCCTGAGCAGCAAGCTGAAATTAAGCGTCTTTACACTGGCGTCGACAACACCTTTGGAGAGATGCTTAAACGTGTCCTTCGTATTGATCCTATCAGGACTCAAAAAGATCTCGACAATGCAAAGGCACGCGGCCTTCTTGAAGACACTCTTAAATTCTTTAAAGCTGCTGGTAAATTGTTGTTTGGGTGGGTTCCTGTCTTTATTGCCGGCACAGCCAAGTGGCTGTCTGACGTTGGAAAAACTGTCACCGATGTCGTGGTCAAGGTGGGGAAAGCTATAGGCATTGGTGCCATGGCTCTCTTTAAGTCAACTTTCTTTGGTGCGGCCACCACTGCATTTTTGAAGCCTGCAATTGTTAAGCCGTCTGCGGAAAGTGTGTCAAAGGCAAAAGGCATTAACGATCTTCTGGAGCGCTATGCCGCTGTTAAGGACAGCCTCCGTCCTGAAGACCAAGAAATTGGCAAAAAGGGAGTAAGCCGTCTTATTCTTGCAAAAGAACAATCCAATAACGCTATCAAAGATGGTAAGCAAATTGGTGAAACTTTGGCGGAATTCCAAAAGCGTGAATCGGCGGCAATGACCGAGCTTGCGCGTGCTGAAGCGGATTTCGAGAAGCTCACTAAGATGCTAATCGAAAAGGCGATGAACAACGAGAAAATTCTCGTATTCACTGCTGCCATTAAGGGCGTTGCGGATGAAGCAAAGAAACTTCTAGACCTCGATCTTGGTGAGAATGCTATTGATTTCTTGGGTTCTGAAAAAGATTTCAAGTACATCAAAGATACAACCCAAGCCGTAAAAGCTTTGGAGAGGCAGTACGCTGAAACGTGGGACTACGTCTCACGCCAGCAGATTTCCATTGAAATCAAGGTCAAGAAGCTAGAAGCAAATAAGATTGCTGAAGAAGTTGAGAAATTTGCTATTGCTGCTACGCGCCAACAGGCAATTCTTGATGCAACCGGCGGACTATACAACTCCAACGCCATGAATCAAATGAATCAAGGTGATATGGAGAAGTATGTCAGGTTGATGAAAGAAGCTGACGCTCTCACTGAAAAAGGCAATCAAGCTGCTGCAAAGGCCGAAGCTTTGCAAAAAGCGTATTCTGATGCGGCTGCAGCGCGACGACGAGAAGCAGCAAAGGCAGAGGCCGAGAATAATGAGATGAGCCAGAAAGCGCATCTCAAGATGGCCGACCGCGCACAAGCTAAAGCTGATAAAGCAGGGAAAGCTGCCACTGAAGCTCGTTCATTGTTTGCGGCACAGGCAGAGGTTAAGCAAAAGGAAGCTCGGGCGATACCTACTGGAGAACTTCAAAAGTTCATCGATCTGATGTATCAATCTGCCCAGGCCACGGCCAAAGCAGACTCTGCCGCCAATGATTACCAACGCACATTGCTCCTTGGTGAAGCCCAAGCAAAAAGGATGCAAGCTGAGAAGTTCAAGCCTGCCTTCTTCGATATCGAGGCAGTGAACTCAAAACTAGCGTCTCAAAGCCTTGACCCTATCTCCATTCAAGCTTATATTGCAGCCAATCCTGAAGAGATTTTTAAGCTGACTGACTTGCTCAATCAAGCAGCAGCAGAACAAGAGAATCTCCGCAACTTGGCAAAAGGTACGAATGTCGACGCTTATAAGAGTGGTCTTGAGAAATCCTTGAACACAATCTTGAGGATTAAGGCGGAGCAAGCTAGCCTGAATGCTGGCGCTATTCGGGCCGTCATAGAGGATAAGAAGCTTTCTCCCACTGAGAAAGGTGTTGCCGTCAGTGAGCTTGGTGTGTCAGGATTTGACAACAAGGTGCTGGGTGGACCGGACGTCAACATTAATAAGCGTCTAGGCCTTGTAGGGCGTAAAGCTACATACGAGGCAAAGACTCTAGCTTACCGAGCCCAAGGGGTTGAATCACCACAGTGGCATAAAGACGGCCTGAAGCTTATGTACAGAGATATGGCAGCTCTGGACTCCCAGCTCGAGGCTATGGATTCTAAAGCAGAAGGCACAGCTTTCAAGTTCAAGGACTTGATGGGTGTTCTTAATGAAACTGGAATGGCAGTTAGCGACCTAGGGTTTGCGCGTCTCGATGAAGAAGCTCGTAAAGCTCTGACGACCATCGGCAAGAAGCTGAACGGCATTAACAAGATAATCGAGAAGTCTGGCCCTGGCGCTGATCTTCTTGTGACCTTAGAAAAACGTGCTCAGCTGTACACCGAAGCTCGTGCCCTGCTGATCCAGGCGATCAACAGTGACGGTGCCACCGCCATGGAAGCGTTGTCCGCTGCGGGTATTTCAGACATGAAGTTCCTCAGTGAACTCAGCGGTGAGACTTTCAAGGATGTCGTAAAAGCCTACGCTGATGTCCAAACAGCTAAAGACAAACTTAACAAAGGTAAGGGGTTTACCCAAGCTGCTGCTAAGGAAGTCTACGACGCTGAGATGAAGCTTAAGAAGCTCGTCGACAAGGTTAATCAGGGTTACGCTGAGCGACTCTCGTTCGTGAATGACATCTTCGACACTGACTTCACTGAGTCTGAGTTTGCGATGCTTCCCGGAAGTATGGTTGACGATTGGATCAAAGCCGGGACTGAAATCCGTGCACAGATCGCGTCACTCGATATCGACGGCATTTCAAATGATGGTAGAACTGCCAAGGAGCTCTACAAAGCTCTAAGGGAACAGTTCACCGACCCAGGTCAGCTGTACAAGATCTTCCTGGAATCTGGTCGTGCGCTCGAAGAGGCCCTCACCCGTGGCGGCAAGTCGGCGTTCGATAAAGTCACAGACACGTTCAGCAAGCTTGATCTCAGCTTCGGCGAGTTCATGACGATCCCGAAAGAACAACGTCGCAAGCTCTCGCAAGAGGCTACTTCGTTGGATGCTTTGAGAGAACTTTCTGATCGTGACTTGCCGGAAGATATTGCCAAAATTATTGAGAAGTTCAATGGCAACAACGCCACTGAAATACTCTCTGAGATTAAGGCGACTGCATTCGGTAAAGAATTCGCGACAGGCACTGACAAGATTGTTGCGAGTATCGACAGACTTCCTGGATTCTTCAAGTCAGTTGGTGAAGGTATCGAAGGTGCTATTCGTGGAGAGCCTAAGAAAGTTGTCGATGCTGCGGGAACGGCACTCGGGGACAGCTCCACCGTGGACCGGGTTGAAGTCTTCGGAGACAAAGCGGGCCTGGGCATTCCTCAGACCCTCATGCCAAAGAGAGAAGTTGATGGAGGCACCCAAGTCAAATTGGCGAATGCATCAGAATCTCTTAACGCTGAGAAGTTGGCCTTTGATAGTGCGCTGGACGCTCGTCAAAAAGCCAAGGTTGCGGTCAACGGCGAACGTGGTTGGAATGACGACACTCTCATGTCGGCTGGCAAGAAGGACCTGGAAAGGTACAACAAGCTGGCCGAGACGACTCGCGCGCTATACATCGCCCGTGATGCGGCTTTCGCTAAGGGTCTTGACACCACTGTTCTCCAAGGTCAGATCAACAACTACCGAGCTGCCATGGAGCAAATCCCGAGGCTGATCGAAGAGAACGCCGAGATGGTCAATGAAGCTGGTAAGAATATTGCCGGTGGATTCCATGAAAGCATCACTTCAGGTCTCAAGGAAGTGCTCAAGGGTAAGATGAAGCCTGAAGATTTCATCATGGACGTCCTGGATAAACTGACGAGCAATCTCATTGACACGTTTGTTGACGGTCTCATGAAGAATATCACGGGTGAAGGTAGTGGTATCTATAGCTTCATGGACAAGATCGGTCGTATGATGGGTTCAGGCTCACAAAGCCTGGGTCAAAAGGCCGGAGATCAGATCTCGCCTATCGCCAACATCGGTGCCGACCTTGTCAATTCCTTTATGCCTGCCAGTCAACAAACTCCAGCGCAGGGCGAAAACCCTCTTGGGGGTATTGCGACCAGCATGATTGGGGCTTTCGCTCCTAAGGGCGGCATTGCGCCTCCTGAAGCTGGTAGTAATATGGTTAGCTCTGGAATGACTAATCTGGCTGGTTCTATAGGCGAATACTTTCCGAAAGTCGAAGAAACTTTCTCAGAAGTTGGTCACTCGATCGATTCTCTCAGCGGTGCTGCGCCGGCAGCTGGCGCTGGTGGCGGTGGAATGGGTACCGGCTTCTGGGGCATGATCGGCTCCCTCCTGGGCATGGCCATTGGCTCTGCCTACGCGGGGGGTGGCGAAATCAGCGGTCCCGGCACGGGTACTTCAGACTCCATCCTGGCACAAGTCTCCAATGGTGAGTTCGTTGTTCGTGCCAAAGCAGCGCAGCGTAATCTGCCGTTGCTCCACGCGATCAACAAAGGCCAACTCCCGAAGTTCGCTTTGGGTGGCGAAATCGGAAACAGCACCATGACGGGAACCCCTTCCATGGCGTCGCTGTCTCTTGTCAAACCTTCTTCCAGCAATGGTAAAGGTCAAACCGTCGTCAATCTGAACGTTACTGGTGATGTGTCTCGACAAACTCGTAAAGAGATCATGTCGATGATTCCACAGATCGCTTCAGGTGTCAACACTGAAAACCGAGAAAGAGGTCAATAATGGCTTATGGTATCTATGATAACGGAGAGCTCATTGCTCGCTTTGCGGTCCCTCTGACCCTGCGTAGCAACGTGCCGGTCTTCGTTTCAGATACCCTTTCTTTACGTCGCAAAGGCACTAAACGGGCGGCTCAACGTTGGGAACTAAATACCAACGTTGAGCCCCTGGCTTTTGGGGCGGAAGATCTGATGGTTCATCTGATCACTAAAGGGTACACTGACACGATGACTTTGACGGCCCCTCAAAATGTAGCTTCGGTTAGACGCCGGACCTCCATTAGCACTCCCACTGCTGTGGGTGCTTCGGGTGCGTCGTCCGTCACTGTGACAAACAACACTGGACTGATCCCGAAGGGGACGTTCGTGAAGTTTGCCGGTGGCACGAAGGTCTATATGACCACAGCAGACCGTTTGGACAACGGCCCTATGAGTATCTTCCCAACTCTCAGGGCTGCCACTAATGGTATCTTCACCCACCGCGATGACGTCTTGATGACTTGCTTCTATGACAGTGATGTCATAACTGGCATGGTCTACCAAGACGGTATCCTGATGGATCCTGGGAATCTTAAATTTGTGGAGTATGTGTAATGCGGCTACTCAGCCCTACCATCTCTGCGTTGATAGCTGCTGGTGATGTCGAAGTAATCTATCTGTTGCGAATTACGGATAGCAATGGTGTTCCCTTAATCACGTCCACGACTTTTTATAGTGACGTGACGCTTTCAAACGGTTATGTGTACGTCTCAAATGGGCTGTTGGTAGGCGCTGATCCGCCGCAGTTGAGTACAACCGTTGATAGGGAACAGTATAAAGTCACCATGGCAGACCCTGAATTCAATGAGGGTCCATACGCAGACAATGGTTTCATCGGAAAAATTATGGAAGTTCGTTTGGGCTTTATCAATCCTGCCACAGGTCTCCCGTTCACCACGGTGGCGGAGACGTTCACGGTCTATAAAGGACGACTAGACGGCACTAGCTACCGCATCGCTATGGTTGAACTTGGGGAAGCCCTTCTTCAAATCATCGGCACTAGCCCTATGGCTAGCCTTGACATGGCCCAGCCATTCTACTTGAGCAAAGACGAAGTACGGCAACGAAATATCGATGATGCTTGTGCGGATTCAATTTACGAAGGGTCGTCTACCACCGCCCTCAAATGGGGGAAGAAATAATGGGTATCACGGTTATTGAGGCCATTGTATTGGCCGTTACCGCTGTTTCCACTGCCTACCAGGTGGTGCAGTCTAAGAAAATGAAGGCGAAAGCTGATGCTGCCGCTGAAGCTCGTAAGGGCTTCGAGGTGCCTATCGAAGGTGCTCCTGGTGTATTGGCCGTCCCCTATGGTCGTGTGAAAGTGGGCGGTATACGCTCTTTCCATGGGACTTCGGGGAGCTTCAAGTATGTTGCATCAAACGCCGATAAGTCGTTCGTAACTAACTCTGGAGACAAGCTGGGCTACACGCTCACCTACTACAAGTGGAGTGAGCTGAATAAGATTTTCGGCACTGGCGCACCGCTGGATAAGACTTCCACGGTTGCCGCTCAAAGTGGCAACTCAATGAGTCGCTCTATGGAGGGCCGCAAGAACGAGTATCTGTTCTTCCAACAAGCGTTGTGCGTTGGCCCCATTCATGCAATTCATG